CCATGACCCTGACCGAACGCACTGAAACGCCCACCCAGGCTCCTAGATGTGCGTTGTTGGTTATACATACGGTTCATTTGTTCCGCGTCGTAACGCGCGGCTACGTAGGCGGCAGCTTCTTTTTTCTTCCGTTGTTTTTCGTCAAAGGCGAAATCGGCGCGATCCGCCCTATCGTAAATCGCTTGCCATTTTTTAGCTTTTTGACGCTCCCAGTTATAATCTTCTCTTTCCGCCCTTTCGTGCAGATTATGCCATTTTTTATTTTTATTTTGTTCCCAGTTATAATCTGCCTGTTCGGCTCGATCATACATACTAAGCCATTTTTTATTTTGCTTTTGGGTACGGTCAAAATCTTCTCTATCGGCCCGATCGTACTTACCCAACCATTTGGCGTTATTTCGCCTTATGGCTTCTTTCTGCTGATTTATATACTCGGCTTCTTGTCGTGATTGTCTTTTTCTAGCGGTATCCTCATAATTCATATAATCCGCTTCCGCCCGCTGATCCCTGGAATAAGGAATAGCGGGGCCAGAAGAATCTTTACCGGTTATATTAATCTGAGGCACTTAGAATTCTCGCATTGCTTTAGCTCGATCTTTTATATGCTTAGGCATCTTAAAGATCGAATTCTGGTAAGTTTCGAGAGCTTTACCTCTCAGGACGTTAAACCAACCCACTTTTTCTTCGACCCCTTTTTTCTCTTCCTCTTCTATACGCTTGTTCGTATAGCTCAATTTACCTTCTGGATAAATTGAATCAAGAGTAAGATGCAGGTCGAGATATATTTCAGGTACGTCAAGAAGTTCCCAAATGCCCTTATTTAAACGCTGTGCGCACATAATCAATTTTTGTGCGTAAGCGCTATTATGGTCAATACCCGAAGATGCGAAAATCTTCCAGGGCTTTTTGAAAGCCCTGGTAAATCCTTTGAATTTTCGTGGTTGAATCGGGCGGGAACTTGGAAGAATCTACGACAGGCTGGCCTTTAGTATCTTTACTATAAGGCCATTCGACTGTTGCGGTGGTGAGGAGCAGTTCTAGAAGCGCCATGCCACGATACAAATCAATAGTCATGTAATCTAGACCGAATTCGCTACCAAGAGAAGTAGGATCGTCAGCCCGACGCATGGCGAGCGCACGCGTACCTAGTTTGGCGGAATCGCGAGGGGAAGGAACTCTAAACGTGAATGTTTCGGCCTCCTCACCTTCACCGATAGTGACGGGGATTTCCGAAGGAATCGTATCAGACATCTGGTTAACCTAAGAAGTTGAACTCTGATCTTTATAGGCCAAAGATCAGAGTTTGTCAAGTCAGATTAGGTCGCTGTGGCAACGAAGTTAGTAACGAGAGTTCCGGTAGCAGTGAAAGCGGTAGCGCTATTACTCGCAAGCAAGGAATTACCGTTATTATCTGTCACATCCATAGCCAAGAATGATGTTTGCTCCGTGAGCACCTGATTAGCGGGAACATCGGTCGCGTAGGAACCTGCGGTGCAGCTGATGAAATTAACCATAACAGTTCCATCACCCCGAACGAAGGCGAAGTCTAACTGCGTATTTGCTAGCACAGAAAGCCACGTTTGCGGACTACCCAAAGCTGAGATACCCGCCGCTGTCAGCATCATGTTGCTAAGGCTGACAGTAGGCGATATCTTCAACTGTTGGATTTCTTGGGGTAGCGCCGAACCTATCCCCATAATGCCTTCTGCCCCAAAGTCAATACCATAATTCGAAGACTGGGCGAAACCGATGATCTGATCCCCTACAAGAATTACGATATTATTTCCATTTTCCGCTTTATATACAGCGGTCTTAGCGTTAAAGCCTGGCATTTTCTAAAACCTTACGAAGTCGAAGTAGAATAATTGAGTGGCTCCACGAAAATCGTGGTGAGCACGAAGCGATTCTGACCGACAGGAACACATTGGAACGAGATCATCGTAGCCTGAATTTGTTCATTGTACGTGAGCGTCAGCGACGTTGCATCCCAAGAGTTCAAAACGCCATTCTGATTGTTAGCTGAAATAACCTGAGCGTTAAGAGCCGCTATAAGCGCTTTTCTTATGCGCGTTGCATCAAAATCACTTGCGACTGTGCCTGTATACGGTTGCGTAGCTTGCTGTACAACATATTGTAAATATTGGTCGATTCCGACCTGCTGCAAGAATATGTTAGACGGATTGGTGTCCGCTTGCCATGTCGATACGTCACTAGCGGTCGTTGGCACGCCCGTATAATCATCCACGTATAGAACTAAAACACCTGAATTTTGAAGCGTGTTGATGTCTCCAATATCAAGCTGTGTCTCGACACCGTTACCAGTCCAAGTCTTGTACGTCAGTGGCATATTGACCGGATTCCCAGCCATCGCACCAGCAACGCCGGCCGCCCAATACAAACCACCCTGAAGGGTATTGACGCCTGTAGTGGTATTAGTAACATAAATACCTGGGTAGCAATATGCGACTTGTTTTGCCGCTAGGGATTTAGCGTTACTGAGAGTGACAGCCAGCGAATCGCCTGCGCTAGATCCAGTCACGTAGCGACGTGGACGACGATAGCCCGTAGAGCTAGCAGTGATCACGTGCTGCGCACCCAAGGCCTGCACCGCAGGGGTGTTGCTATCAATGAACAGAACCCAACCCGGTATAGCCAACGCGGCGTTCAAGGCCGTTGCGTAGTTACCGGTTGTAGGCGGAACACTCGTTGCGCCCGTAAAATGCGTGGTAGGGGTCAGGTTAATAGGATGTGAAGCGCCCGCCGTAACCGCCGTAGTAGCCGAGCCGATAAGCGTACTAGCCTGATTATTCAACCACCAAACGGTGTCACCGATATACGCCGTGACCGAAACATAGTTAGGCACCCCAGAGGTAGGTACAGGAAGCGAAACGCCTGCAACGTAATCGAGAGACGTGAGGGGGAGAGACGCATTCGAAAGAACCGAAGCGATGAAGTTGCCTGTGCCATTCAGGTAGTTTACGGCGTCGGAAACAAGCGTATACCCACCGGCACCGAAAGTGATAGTGACACTTTCAGTCGTTACGGTGCTAGTGATTGTAAGAGCCGTAGCCGTCACGGTATATGTGACGGTACCTGCACCGAGATAAGCGATCTGAAACGGAACGCCCAGATTGTCTTTAACAAGTGCTTTGCCCGAATAGCCGTCATAAAGTTCAAGTTCAATACCACCAACCGAACCTGCGGTAACCGTATACTGAAGCTGATTAGATGGAAGACCGTAATTGGCCGAGGTCATGGTAACAGCGGTAGTGACGGGAGACGAACCGTAAGTCAGAGTCGCCGTAGACTGCGTATTCTGGCTGGCATTGATAAATGTGACCAGCGCCGCACCATTGATAGCACCGGAAGGCGTGAACATTTCCTGCACGTAAGTAGCCGCTGGGCCACCCCTGAGCGCGTTGCTCAGGGCTTGCGCCGAGGCATAGGTGACAGCGCTGAACGGCTTCTGGCCATAGCCATAACCCACATAGATAACAGGAGGAACGTTAGTTGAAACGGAAGTTAGAGTTCCATTCACATCGACAGCCGTATAGGCGCCCGGAAGGATGATCTGCGAGCCGTTAAACTGCGTAGAAATATCAGGCATCGTGGGTATTAACCTTCGTGGTCTTCAGAGGTTTCAGCGGTAGGAATAAGGGCATCGGCCGCCTTGACAGCCGCGTCCACAGAGGGCGGATTCTTGATATCTTCAAGCCGCTGCTTCCACTGAGAAAGAGTGTTCTGCTCGAAACCATGCAGGCTGAACAGCAGTTTAGTAAAAATCTCGTCTTTCGTGCCCGCGATTTTATTAGCGAACTTACGAAAGGCGAGGGGAAATTCGTCCGCCATGGCTATAGACCTCTAGGCACAAAAACAATATGTGCTCTTACATTACTGTATAGAGTATTGTTTTACCTATAGCTGACGAATTTTTATTTTTAGAACGTTACATTTTCTGTGTATTCTGAGTTGGGTTCCACAGTAACAGTCGTATCGAACGCTGTGACCGGGCCGTAACTTGTAGTAATACCCGCTCCGAACCCACCTTCAAATTCCAAAGAAACCTCCGCGAGATAAAAGCCCGGTTCGTTTTCTACGTCCTGTGTGTAGCTTATCTGGAAAGAATGGCTACTATTTACACCCATAGATTCCAAAACAGAAATAAGAGCAGATTTGAAAATGACAACAACCGCAGTTGAATAGAAATCTCTTTCTTCGGTACTTTTAGAAAATACAGAAACAGAATAACGCCGCTTAACCTGTTCATATATGGAATAATAATTATTTTGGTAGTCCGTATTCACACCATTGCCAATAGGTACTTTCGTCTGCTGCATAAGGACGGGCGTGACACTTATAATCGGAAGCCTTGGCACACCGGTTAAAGGTAATGCTACCTGAACAGTCGGTATTTCTCTGAAACTGTCAGGGCGTAGAGTAGAGGTAACACCTGCTTCTATTATGCGCATGATAATGGGGAGATAGGGGTCCATCTCTATCGTCAGGGCGCAAGCCGGAGTTATAAGAGGTGTCGCGACGGTAAAATTGGTTGTGGCGAATTGATACATATAAGCCGTGGTAGGATCGAGCGGCAGATTTGTGTTATCACCGATATCCAGAAAAACCCATGTATAAAGCCCTGTAGCATCGGGTGTAACGGGTGCAGCACCCTGATAAAGAATATCTCTATTCGGACCCCAAAGACGTGTCAAAACCCAACCTGTAGCCTCGGTCGTTTTCAGTGTAAGCTTTATGATTCCACCTGTTGGAATGACTTCGTAACTGATCGTATTAGCCATCAGGATATTGCTTTTTCAAAAGGTCACTCAGGATCTTAGCAGGGGCATATGGTGTCATCGGAGGTAAAGCCCAAGCGGCAGAACCGGGTTTATTAGTCATAACCCGAAACTCTTGTGCACCCGTTGGCCCGTTCGACGCCCATATTTTACCTTGGGGTTTGGATAACCTGCCGCCCCTACTCGTTTCTACTATATTAGGAACCGAATTTTCAGGCAAAGAACCGTCATTACGAATAGGAATAATACGATATTTATAACCGTCTTTTGAAGTCTTAGAATGACGGCCGAGCATTAACGCCTTAAAATCCGCATAGCCCGTTGTACCTTCTTCAAGCCATTTAGCTTCAGGTGTAGATTCTTCGTCCGCTATTATAGCGACCGACGCCACGCCCGTACGTCGCCAAGACAGAGAGGCGGCATATCTACCGGAAGGGTGTTGCAAAGTTCTAGCCCCTGCAATCGTATCCCCGCCGAGGGACCAGCTTAACCACTGGCGATACGTTTCCATGGCCAGTTCTGTTAACTGCTCAGGTGGCAAGTCCGTTTTTATAGTATAGGTAACCAAGGATCACGACCAGCCTTGTATTTGCAGGGCAGGGGTAGAAGGTGTGTCTGTCGTACCTATCGAGGTTTTAGAACTAGTGTAATACGGAGAGTTCGGTGAACCATCATCAGGATTTGTCGAACGTAACCACAAATCTAAAGTCTGCAAATGGAATCGTTTTGGTAGGCCACTTGTGCCAAGTCCAAAAGGTCGACTATGGCTTAAGCTACCTGACTTACGAAACGCCACATACACAGGCATCGCCGTAAAACTGACAACATAAGATGTCCCTTTAGTATAGGGCTCGTTCAACCAGACGTGGTTATTACGAACTTGATACGCGGTTTTATCCAAGATCTTTACCGTTTTTGTATACGAATCCCAAACCGTCACGTCTTGAACCTGCACGCCTTGCCCATAGGGTAGTATTTCTCTAACCCCAGCTATAAGAGTGGTATTCAGGCGCGAAGCAGCGTCAATCTCCACATATGCGTCATAGAGAGTAGATTGCTGGTAAACATATGCTTCATTGTTTGGGCCATTACGCGCTAGGGTAAGGGTGGGTTCCGCAAAATTAACCCCGCCAAGCGTAGCATTCATTTGCATACCCGGTTCATCAGACGTGCCAGGGCCATGCTGGAACGAAATAATACCCGAGGTAATCAATCCGGGCTGGTCGTAGTAAATGCCCCGTCCGTCGCATTGTAGGCAGGTAGGATTAGCCGCGCCTGCCGTTCCTGTAGATTGACTACAAGGGCATGCATGGGACTTCAGATAGAGCAGTCGCATACCAAAGTTATTGACCAAGGAGTCAAAATTTGCCTCTGGCATTACCTGGGTAAATGCGGGCATAAAGGGTGCGAAGGATGGAATAGGAGCGGTCATGTTAAAGTGTGGTTATCATTGGGCCACCCACTAGGGTGTAAGCCATCTCTGTTGCTTCTTCACTCTGAGATTTAAAGGTGTTGATGAGCCCAGCATACGGTCCTTTCGGATCGAACTTGGACGTAAACTGCGTGCCGTCCGCGACCGTGGTTGTCTCCGTGACACCCATGCTAACAGAGCCTTGGATTTGCGAAAGTATGTTAGCGCAAACCCCGGCCGAAATGGCATTTAAAACGCAAGAAAAGCGTCCCTTGTAATCTGAAGGTGCTAAGCCCGCCGTATACATAAGAACCCAGCCACCCGGAAGATTATTCGAGAACCCAGCAACGGCCAGCTGCAACGCAAAGAGTGGTAGCATTTGAACGTTCTTGTTCGGAACTATACGTAGATAACTGTAGTCTTTTGTCTCTACGAACCAAGAAGGGCTGATATCGTAATAGTTGTTTAGCAAGGGGTAGCAATAGTTGAATGACTTAACGGCTGTGATATCATTGTTAAATATACGAAGCGGTTTGTAATGCAGGCCGCAGACCAGCCACCCATCGTCCTGAGAGTCTTGAAACCTGAAGTCGTAAGGAAGGTCTTCTAGATCGTAATCTACGCCAAGATGCATGGTGCCGTCCGGACTGGTAGGTGTTACACCCCCACTGACCGCATCGGTAGCGTTACGATAGGGCGCAGACGCGATATACGTTGGTGTCAGAAGTATACCTGTTTCGATTTCAAATTTATCTTCGGCTTGCCTAATCTGAGATAGAATTTGCTTATCAGAATACTCGCGTGGTGGGTTACCACGGTACCACAACGGGACGCCCGCGAAGTCGCGTATATCTTCAGGGCAGAGACCGGTCTTTGTGGTTGTAGGTGTAGAGCCGATTCCGTAGCCTATTGGATACGGGTTGTTAGGGTCACTCGTATCCCACTGCCAGAGAGCTTTAGGTGTAACAGGCATAATAATTAACCAGCTTTCTTCGGGCGGCCACGGCGTTGTACGGGGTTTTCTTCCGTCACCAAAGCCTCTAATTCCGCAATGATACTTTCTTCAGTATCGGGACCATCAACGGGAATAGATATTTCTATCGGGGCTTTCTTAATGTCCGACAGTATCTCGAAATACACACACGGGTGTTTGGTAAGCATGTCAAAAGCGCGGGTAGAAAGGTCTTCTGCTGTGTATTGTCCGCCCTTCTGTCTTACCCAATGAGCATCAAACCAGTCATGGCGAACGAAATTCGCATTTGTCCAACTCTTATGAAGATGCGAACCTACTTTAATAAGCGCGTTGATTTTCATGTCGGTAACCCCTTAGATTTAGGTATTTCAGGGTCCGTGCGACCCATAGAGATATTTTTGCAGAAACGAACTTGGCTATTAGGCCACCACCAAATCTGACCGGTCTTATCGTCTGCTACAACCCAAAGAGAATCAGCCTCTTCTGAATAATCCGCTACCATAAAACAGAGCCCCGAACCTAGGGGCGTCTGCATTGGGACCATCGGATGTAACTGGAGTAAAGTCATTTCTTTGTATTATATACTGTTATTGACGGATGGCCTATAGCTGTCGGTAATCACTGGACATGAACAGTATATTCAGCCCCAGCCAAGGCGGTCCGGCATCCCGGCTCCTTCTCGGTCAGAGGTCATTGATAGGCTGTTACCGTGCAGTAATATTGATTTGCGCTGGCAAACACGCACCGGGCGATGTCGCCAATCGGAACAGAAAACCCCGCACCGGCTGTGTTGTTGCCGATCTGTGCGCTTGAGGATGGCGGGAAGAGCGTGAGTGCAAAGGTACTGTTGTTGATGACAATCTGGTCGTCTTGGGTCGCTGTGCGAAGTGCAACAGCAAAATTTGACGATGAGGCCACAGTTATAACTGTAACACGAGTCGTCACAGTGCGCGCGGTCGCAAGGGTTGTCCCCTGAGCGCCCTGCGCATTTGTCACGGACGATGTAGCTATGGGGTTCCACCCCGTTGCAGTCCCAGAGCTGCTTTCTTTCAAATAGCATGTATAGCCAGGGCCACCATCAGAGCGACAGCCGAATCCACCTACATTTGCAATTGTGTTGCCATTTGGTGTTCCACCCGTATTAGTCGATGATCCATTGACGGTCGTCGCCCCGACCATGAAATTGGCAAAGCCGGCCCCATTTATGTAGATGTTTTTCTGGCCCTGCCGGTAGTTCTGGGTGATATCACCGATCAGCGATGCATATGCGTATTGATGCATCGTCGTCCAGGCATAGCCGTCCGCGCCTACCACACCGCTATTGGCAACCGTTGGCTCTACGGTCGAAGTGCCGCTTCCTGCGGTAGTGACTTGGAAAGTATACCCAGCAGTTGAATCATACGCGATACTACCTAATGAATAAGTACTTCCAGATGTCCAGTTCGGAGAAGTAGCATCTGTTGACCAGTTAACCACTTGGATGTTGCCAAGCTGAAGATTGTAGAAATCAAAAAATGACACACCATCGTAATCGTCAAAATAGTTTCGCTGCCGGTCAAGCTGGTTTATGGGCAGCCCACTCGTGCGCTGGACTGTCTGAACCTGCTCCTCACCAGTCCCGACTGCGCCTATGTCATGGACCGCGACGACGTTAGAATTGTAGTTGTCGCAAGGGCTCTTTGTGGCGGTAGAGGTTGCTGTGGCTCCTCCGCAGTAATTCTGCATATAGAAATTGTCAGACTCACCGGTCGCGGTGGAGGTCAGATAGTTATTGCGCCTCATAAAAAGTTTTAGATTGAGGTCGCCATTCTGGACGCCTGGGGCGCCGGAGCCAGTGCTTTGTCCATAAATCCCGACCTCAGCGTTGTTGCTGGTGGGATGAGATCCGGGGAAGACTGTATAGAACAGCTTCTCCATGAGAGTTCCGGTCCCAAGCCCCGCCACACCGCTTTGGTTCTGCGGGCCGTCAAAGTCCCATACCCGACCGGCAGGCGGGTCTGAGTATGCATAGGACCAGCCTGATGGGCAGGACGGAAACCGAATATATGTCGCCGAACTGGCGTTGGCCGCCGTCAAAGCTGACGTTGCAGTCGAGCCGCACACCGCCCCGAAATCGTCACGGAATGATAGGATGGCGCCTAGACGCACAGCGAGCGACGTGCTTTGCCCACCAACCGACTCAGTTACTTTGCTCGGACTAAGATCGAGGCTTGATGTTGTCTGCCCGGTAAGGGCGCCCGATACAGCGGACGCACTCGGCGCGCCCGTCAGCCCCGCCACGCTCTGCACAGGCGCCTGTGCCGCTGCCGTCGTGAGCGACATGGCGCCCTGAGTGCCGGTGGTGGCAGCGGGCAGGTTCGTCGCAGGCACCACGCCGCCTGAGAGCGGCGCCACGGTGGTGCCGATTGCTGAGGTGGGCACGCCGCCTAGGTTCGTCAGCGTAGTAGCCGGGGACGCGAAATCGGAACCGTTGTTGGACTTTTGAACTGCAGTTGCTGTTGCGCCAGAAGCTGCGTTGGCCGCCGCTGTGTTTGCATAGGACTGCGTAGAAATCTGGGTGGTGGAGCTACCTGCGGTTCCAGTAGGGGCCGTTGGCGTGCCGGTCAGAGCCGGGGATGCAAGGGGCGCCACGGTGACGCCGATGGCGGAAGTTGGGATAGCGGCGTTTGCAGTCGCCTGGGCAGTAGCGGCATTCGTAACAGCTGTGTTAGCCGTAGTCTGGGCGGCGGCGGCATTCGTAACAGCTGTGTTAGCCGTAGTCTGGGCGGCGGCGGCATTCGTAACAGCTGTGTTAGCCGTAGTCTGGGCGGCGGCGGCGGCAC